TCCTCTGGCGTTAAAATGACAAACTTCGATCCACCAGAAACCATTCGGGCAATAGAATATACAGCTACGCTTTCGCCTCTCTCTTTTCTGCTACCAAGAAACTTTCTATGTTTAATAAAACCTTCTGAGCCTTCTTCCCAATCGAACTGATCTGCGGCATAGACTACGTTTGCTGAAATGTCAGATACAACTCCACTCTGAATTGCAAGTTTTATAAGACCCTGAAATCCACAGACAAAAGTAGCTTTGCCGCTAAAGCTTAAATAATCTGCCTCGTTGAGTACGCCAGGATGCAAGTTCAATACTGCACTGTTCATGATGCACTGTTGTAAAGTTTTAGGATCGCACTTCATCAACTCTGGTCTGTTGCTAATGTAACTCATAGCTGCAACATAAAGCCTTTTCGCCTCCTCTGGACTCCCACAGAGGTCCGCAATATTTTGCTGTCTGCTTTCATACCAAGGTTTCATTATACCAACAAAACTTGATGGCTTAACCGCAGCCCCATTAGCCGCTAACTTTGCTGATAATTCTAAATTGTCATTACTCATTTTGTCCTCTCTCGATTAATTAAACTGTTACTTCGATGTAGCAAACTGTGATGTCAATCTCAACAGCTACAGTAGAAATAGTTAGCCCCTGAGATACCACAGTCTTGCTTCTAGGCGATCTTGTTGGATCTAAGATTAAATTAGCGTTTGCTGCCATGTAAAATCTTGGCGTTATCACAGATCCAGCTCCAGCAGGTTTCGTATTCAGCGAAAAGCTGCCAGCCACAGCCAGTCGATTTGTAGCCATAAACGATAAAACTTGTATCTCTTTGCCAGTCACAGCAGAAACAAGGTTAGTATCAACTACTCCAGCAGCTATCTGAGCAGTTATATATTTTTCAGGAACCAAGGTCTTAACTCCGTTGACCATTTCATAGAACTGCCCTTTGGCAAAGTATTCATTAAATACGTTATTCTGCATATTCTCCTACCTTCTGGATTAATTCTTTGAACCAATTATTAACGTCTTTCTGGCATAGCTCAAGCCTATTTTGCAGAGCGTTTTTAAATGCTTCTACTGGCAAAGTCTCAATGCCATCAATTAACTCATAAGCGTTTGGTGCTATCTCTTGATCTAACCAAGGAGCGTCAAACATGCCCTCATTGATGATTATATGTAGTCTTTTTTCTCTACTCATATTTTCCTCCATAAGCCCTAAAAGCAGCCATAGTAGACAGCCTTAAACAGCCAGACAAGATAGGCAAATGCAAAGCCCTATTGGTTAGCTTGCCTACATAATCACAGTACTCTCTTGTGCATTGTGGGTCGTTTAAGACTACTTTTGCAGGTATCTTGTAGCCTTTAGCTTTTAATCTTTTCTTAATTATTTTCCACTGTGAGAGGCGTTCTGCATTGTCGGCTCCCTGTGTTGAGTTGTAGCATAGCCAATAAAACGGACTTCCTATTTCTAAGTCTCCACACTTGTTTTTAAATGTTACTGTCTCAGCCTTTGCCTGGCTAATGCCAAGCATAACAGCACAGGCCAGTAATGCGATAAATATGTATAGTAGGTTTGTTTTCATGTCATTTCTCCTTTAAAAATTCCATTGTTCAGCCATAGCGTCTGCTATGCCTTGATATGTTTTACTTCTAAGCTTCCATCTGTCAGGACTAGGTGGCATCTTGTGCACCTTAGCTTCCCTGCCATCAACTATATTTGTAGGCTTTAACAGAGGTAGATTTTTTAACCATAAACAAGTCGCTTTAGTTTCGCCATGTCCAAATTGCCAAGGCTGGATTATCTGGTCAGGTTTTCTAACTTTACTACTGATAATACTTATCGGATTCTCAAGAGCTATTCTTGGTATGTGGCTATCCAATAAAACTCTAACAAAATATAATGCTGAATTTTGTTCTGCTGCTTTATTTTTAAACCATCTAGCCCCACTTACAGCTAAATGAGTACAAGGAGGATGAGCAATCATTAAATCCCAGCCATCGTTTAGAATTTCTAAAACATCTCCAACAATATGCTGCCCAGGTATTTCAGTTTCGAGTAAGTCACAGCTCCAGGCATCGTGTCCTTTTGCTTTAAAAGCTTCTCTGACTGTTCCAGAAAATTCACAGGCGATTAAGACTTTCATGTCATTTCCTTAATTACTTTTAAATTAAATTCTTGCTCTGTTTCTTGTATTGCCTGTGCTGTGGCATCTATAAGACTTTTTCTGTTATCGCTGAGAGCCTCTAAGATTTTATTAGATTTTTGCTTTAATCTAACCAGCATAGACACTTGCCTTAACTTGTTTTCTTTATCCCACTGCCTCATTTTAAGAGTGCATAAAATAACTTCATCAATCTTGATCATTTGCCGCTCCTAATCTCTCGTCTTGCTTTCTTGTTTAAGCTTGGATTGCTGCATGTGCGGTAGTAGCCCATTACATTACAGCCGCTAAAATCATGCCTTGCTCCTAGCGTATGAAGCAGCTCATGGATTAAGATATGCATGTTATCCCACGCTCTGCTTGGCTTTGCTGTTGCTAGGCTGTTGCGTCTGCCGCCTATGTAAGCAACTCCACTAAATAAATTATTAGCGAACGGCTGCACCATAAAGTGTGTGCTGCTTCTAGCTCTAAAGTCAGTATCTAGCTTGTCTAAAAGCTGCTCTTGCTGGCTGTATGGCACTACTGGATAGCTGTAGTTTGATACGCAGTAAGGATCAAACTTTGCCCTTATGCCTTGCTTTCTAAACCAGTGATAAGCATTAGCTAAGACTGTTAAGCCCTCGTAACAAGAAACCGAGCCAGGCAGAATATAGACTTTTCTTGTAAAGCTTTGTGCCTGTGCTGTTGATGCGAAAATTAAAAAAGCTAGTAAATATTTCATGCGTCCATGCTCCCATTTTTAACAAAAACTGATGATGATAGTTCTATCCTGCAAGTAACTCCGATATTGCCGTACTCGTCTGTGTTCAAATGAACTGATGTGACTATGTGTCTGGTTTCTTTCTGAAACTCCATGAACATTTTCGCTATCTTCTCTGCCATCAATTGCGTTTGCTTCTGAACGACTTCTTGCTTTTTGGCTTCAAACTGTGAAACTAATGTGCTACGTTCTTGCTGTAGCTGGTTATATGTAAAGAAAAGTTTTTGCGCTTCTACAAAGTCACTATCAGACAATTGTTGCCAATTCACGTTTGCATATTGGTTTAATTGTTGGTCTAGTGCTGTAATTTTCGCTACATCTTCTATTAACACATTATTAAGCTGAACTTGTTGTTGAAAGGCTTGCTCTTGAGCTTTAATTTGCTCAGCATACGTTTCTAGCTCTTTGCGTTGTTCTGCTACTTGTTGTGTCTTTTGTGTGTAGTCAAGCCCTTGTTGTGCTAATGCTACTACTTCGTCAAGTGGTTTCTCGACTTCTTCACCATTAACCTTTAACTTAAGGATAGCAGGAACTTCATCTTGCGACTGTTCTTCTTCCTCAGCTTGGTCATCAGGTGCGTCATCTACAGCTTCTTCATCAGACTCTACTTCATCAGTAGGTTCTGTAGCTTCTGCCTCAGCCTCTTGTGGTTTAAGTTCTTCTTCTGGTACTTCTGTTGGTTGTACATCAGACTGAATATCATCACCTAGCATAGCCTCTAAACGGCTTTGTGGTGACTGTTCTACGACTTGGTCACTCATAATATTTCCTTAAAATTAGACAATAAAAAAGCCCACCGAAGTGAGCTTTAAGTGGGCTTGTCCTTACCCAAATATCTTAAACTTTGGTCTATCTGTTTGAATACTTGCTAACTTACCTGTGTTCATCACGTCAGTAAGTTGCTTTTCAATTTGGTTTAATAACTGTAAAGCTATGACTAAACGGTTATGAGTCTTCTCGTCACCTAATGGACTTGTTGCCATAGTGTTGACAATGTTCTCTTTAACCTTTGACATTGCTTCTTTAAATAAAGGGTTATCTAATACTACTGAGGCTTGTTCGCCACGTTTTACTTCTTCTAAACTTTTATCTGCCATATTAGTTAGGTGTAAATGTCCATTGTGTTTTAGGGTTTTTACTCATCATATCTTCACCAAGTAGTCTAAATAATGGATGACCACTTGTATACAACATATTACCGAATTGATACATTTTACTAGGACCTTCCCATGGTGTAGGTTGATATGTTGGAGTACTATATTGTGGATACATTGTACCACTTGGAGCATTAAAGTTCAACTCAGGTCCTAATAGACCACCTAAATATTGACTAGCACCATATTGCTGCTGTGGCATAGACAAGTATTGTGATGCACCGCCTTGACCTAATTGTTGCTGTTTTAATAACTCTTGAATTGTCATTACATCATTCCTGCTTGAGCTTTAATTTGTGCAATTGCTAAATCAGTTTCAGCTTTTAACTGTGCTTTAAACTTCTCTAATTCAGCTTGTGCAATTATTTTTTCACGTTCAATAATTATATCATTCTTTGAACGTTCTTGCTCTTGCATCATTTGTGCTTGTGCTTTTTGTCTTTCAATCTCTAATTGACCTTGCACCATAATCTCTGCTTCTGTAGGTGCTTTTTGACCTTCTTGTTCAGGAGTATTAGCAGGGTTAATCCAGAACTCATCAGGGTTTTTAAATCCTGCGTTCTGTGTAAGTTTAGCTAAAGCATTATATATCTTCTCAGGTGAAGTAATACCAATTTGGATAGCTTCACGTTGAGCTTGTAGAATAGTATTCAAGTGCATAAGTTGTTGGTCTTTATTACCTGCACCTAAGCCTACAGAGATAGATAAGTCTTTACGAGCTTTCCATTCTCTTGGGTCTACTTCTACCCATTTGTTACGTAGACGGATAATGTCAGGTTTAGTAAGTGTTGTTCTTACTAGATGATGAACTAACTTGAATAACTCTTTAACACCTGTTTCTGCAAATGTTCTAGCTACTAACTCAATTCTTTGTTGAGATGCGTTCATAATTTGTTGAACGCCTGTAGCTGTCTTGTTTAATGTATTAGCATCTAAACCTTGATTGTAAGCTGTAACACCTGTTCTCTTCTCTTTCATAGAGTCCATGTATTCAACCATAGTAAAGCTTGTAGGTGGAAGTGGTGGATGTGATAAAGGCATAATAGCACTACCTGGTTCACCCACAGTTCTTACAATACCACCTGGACGACTTGTTAGCATATCGTCTAAGTTTACTCTGTCGCTAATAGCATAACGACCATTGTTAGCTAGATACATATTATCTAACTGACCACGAATAAGTGTTGACTTAATGAGCTGAATGTCCATAGTCAAGTCAGCATAAGAACGACCAATATGTCTATGTGGCATAAGCATAGGAGTGATACAAGCAAATGGTACATACTCGCATTTCTCTTTGTATAGGATAGTGTTACCTAATACAACCACTCTATGACGTTCACCGTCTAGTTTAATGTATGTGTCTTTAACTAATGCTTCTTCTGACTCAATAGCTCTATCATATTCTTCGTCATAAATATCACGTGCATTAGACTCTTCTTCAAACGTATCACGTAAGTCTGACATGATAGACTTGATGTATTCTAGTGGCTTGTCAAATGTCTCTGCAATGTCAGCTAATTGCATGACTTCTCTATGTTGAACGAACTTAGCATCTTGTAGGTTAGGACCAGATGTTTCTACAGACACCATCATGTTTTCAGGTGCTACGTTCTCAATACATATTTCGTTCTCTGTTTCTGTAACCTTGAGCTTAACGTCATGTAACATAGGTTGCATAACTAATGCTGGGTCTTGACCTTGCATCATAGCTTGTTGTTGCAATATAGCTAAGTCTATAGATGGGTCAGGATATGCTTCATGTTCTAATACTTCTGTCTTTTCATCTGCAGCCAACATTTGTAGTTGGGCGTCTGTAAGACCTTTATATTCGTATTCTTCTGTTTCTTCGTATTCTTCTGAATAGACCTTTACATAACCATTCTTAGATAGTAATGCGTCTTTAAACCATACATAGAATATCTTGAACCCTTCGTTCTTTTCCATAACGATATGGTTAATATAGTCTGTTTCTTGGTCTGCTGCTTCTTGGTCTTCAGGACCTTTAGGGTCAAACTGAACAACCTTATCACCTGCTACAAAGACTTTAAGAAGCTGTGGTAATGCTGCTTCAATGGTATCTTGCACGTCATAAGATACAACTTGGCTTCTACCTTCTACTTCGTTACCAAATGGTTCACCCAAATAGTAATCAATGGCTTCAGCTCTGTCGTTAGACAATGCACTATCATTTACACCATAGGCAATGTTTTCCTCTGCCTCAATGCGTGCAATTATTTCCATGTCTTGTAACTTCATTAAACAATTCCTCGGTTAGTGTATTCTATCTTAGAGCTACCCCATGTATCGTTAGTCATGGACTCTATAGACGTACATAAATATCTAAATGCGTCTGCACCATGAGAGTATTCATCATGTAGTGGCGCACCTGGTTCATTAGTTGCAGAGTTTATACTTCTGCGATAATTCTTTAAACATTCCACAAGTCTTTGTGCTGACTTATCAAAGTATATACGGTGGAAGTTCATTCTTGCTAGTTTAATACCGGACTCTATATCTTGCTTAGGAACGATACGTGTATCCCATCCTAGCTTTCTCATAATATCTTCTGCTGATATACCATGCTTGAAGTCTTTAGACTGTCCGTCATGTGGTAAGAACATTTGACCCCAATTATATGGTAAGTTCTTTAGTTGTGCAGAATAACTATCTAAAGTCCTGTGGTCATCTTCTATG